TCTATTGTTTTCATGACTTTAAATTTTAGTTATTAATAATATCTATAAAATATTTATATAAAAAATCTTTTGCATTTGATTTGTTTGGATGCAAAGATGTTTCTTTAATAGTTAATTGATAAGTTCCCCCTCTAAATATATTCACTAAATAAGGTGGCTTGGTATTTTCCCATTGTACTTTATAAGTAATATTATTTACATTAAAAGTAAATATTGAATCAATATATTCTATTTTCATGTTTTCTAGGTTTTGGTTATTAATAATATAAGTGTTTTATAAAATATGTAAGTAAAAATAGGGTAAAGAATTGACATATACAAGTTTTTTAAGAAAATTTTTAAAAAAGTTAAAAAAATATAGTAGTTTATAATCATTATAAATAAGAATAGGTATTTTGGATAGAATATTTACTAATTTTACAGAAATTATACAACGTGATGGGTGATTTTGTGAGAACTAAACCGGGAAAGTCCTACTTACCAACAAAGGGCACGATTGATCGACTCGACGAAACGGTACTGTGGTATGTAGAATGCCATGCAAGACTTGGTGCAACAGATAAAGATATAGCCAGGTTGTTAAGAGTACACATAACAACGATTGATTATTGGAAAAGACACCGTCCAGAGTTTTTAGAGGCTCTGAACCGTGGAAAGCAGGAGCCTGACGACAGGGTGGAACGCTCACTGTTTGAAAGGGCAGTCGGGTATAGCCATCCAGACACTCACATAACCCATTACAAGGGAACAATAATCCAAACACCATACATAAAGCATTATCCACCCGACACGGCAGCGTGCATAGTATGGTTGCGCAACCGCAGGAAGGAACAATGGTCAGAAACAATGCTTCACAAACACGAACACAAAGGGACGATAAATCATAAAAAGGTCGAGGATTTGCCTTTGGACGCTCTTACGGCTGATCAGAAAGAAATGTTATTTCAGTTAAATTTAAAGCAAATTGAAGGTGGAGACACTAGCAATTAAATCCAGTACATATAAGAGGACGAAGCCGGTGGTACTCTCCGCAGGAAGAGTATTGAAGAAAGCATTGAATAATCCGTACGAGTCGTTAAGGAAATTAAATGACGCTAGTTTATATAACTTCCTAAGGTGCTTTTGGGACGAAGTAAGTCAAGACGAGTTCACACCAAACTGGCACATTGAACACGTACTCTGCCCGGAACTTGAAAAGGTGGGAGAGCGCGTAGCTAGGAAACTGCCAAAAAAATATGATTTGATTATTAACATCCCACCAGGCACAACAAAGACGATAGTATGCAATGTAATGTTCCCTGTATGGTGCTGGACAAAGTGGTACTGGATGCGGTTTATTACAGGCGGGTATAGCAGTGACTTGGCTTTGGAGGCGGCGGAGTATAGCAGGGATATAGTGAGGAGTGAGAGGTTCAAGAGGATATACCCTGAGTTGGAGATAAAACAAGGCAAGGACGTGAAGAGTAACTTTAGGGTGGTGAAAAAGGAATTTGTTAGTGCAGGCTTTGTTCCTCGCTTGAAGCATGGAGGAGGGAGAGTGGCAACATCGACAGGAGCACGAGGTACGGGGTTTCATGGACATATTAACATAATTGACGACCCGCTGAACCCTGAACAGGCCGTGAGTGAAACAGAATTAAAGACGGCTAACCGTTGGGTATCGCAAACAATGTCAACACGTAAAACGGAAAAAAAGGTAACGGTACTGATAATTATTATGCAGCGCTTGCATCAGAACGACCCAAGCGGCAACATGCTCAACAAGAAGAAAAACATTAGGCATATATGCCTACCAGGTGAAATACGCAATTACCGTGAACAGTTAAACCCACCAGAATTAAAAAAATATTATAAACGTGATTTATTAGACCCTGTACGAATGCCGTGGGAGGTATTAAAGGAGATGGAAGCTGATTTAGGCCAATACGGGTTCGCTGGGCAGGTAGGGCAAAAGCCGACACCGCCAGGAGGTGGGATGTTTAAGGTTGACCATTTTCAGGTTATTGATAAAATGCCCTCAGAGGTAACCATCGAGGAGGTAGTAAGATATTGGGATAAGGCCGCCACGGAGGATGCCGGAGCATATACGGCAGGGGTGAAATTAGCAAAGTTAACCAATGGAAAGTTTTTAGTTATAGATGTTAAGCGAGGGCAGTGGGCGACGGAGGAGCGTGAGAGTATAATTCGTGAAACAGCAGAAGTCGATACCGCCAGTGTTGAAGTAGGTATCGAGAAAGAACCTGGTAGCGGTGGGAAGGAAAGCGCCGAGGCTACAATTCGCAGTCTGGCTGGTTTTCGTGCCTATGCTGAGAGTCCTGTCGGGGATAAGGCCTACAGGGCTGACCCTTTTAGCGTACAGGTCAATAATGGGAATGTGCGGTTGCTGAGGGCGGAGTGGAACAAGGATTTCGTCCACGAGTTTGAATATTTCCCCTTCGGCACATATAAAGACCAGGTAGATGCCACCAGCGGGGCTTTTAAACGTCTTACAGAGCTGGCCAAGGTGGTTGTAATATAATATTATTAAAATGGCACAGAATTTAACAGAGAGAACAAAAAAGAGCGGTAATGGCTACCCGACGTGGGATCAAATACGGGTCTTTGCCAGTGCTCTTGTAAGCAGAGCAAAGTTTGCCGCAGAACTTGGACAACACTTTGGAGGAGACCGTAACATATACAACGCTCTTGGCTACCAAACCACGATTACATACGAGGATTACGCAACGCGTTACCTGAGGCAGGATATGGCCAAGGCTATTATTAATCGTCCTGTGAAGGATACATGGCGGGGGGAGGTTAATATAATAGAGAATGATGTTGAAGGGGAATCACAGTTAGAAGAACAGTGGAAGGAGCTTGATAGTAAACTTAAGTTGAAAAGTGCCTTTGTGAGGTTGGATAAACTGGCAGGGTTAGGAGAATATGCTGTTTTGTTACTTGGGTTAAATGATGTTGCTGAGCCGAAGGATTGGAAAGAATCTGTCAGAAAAGGTAAATTGGAATTATTATATGTTAAGCCTGTAGCCAAAGGTAGTGTGGAGGTACATGAATATGATAAGGAAGCTAATAGTAAACGGTATGGCTTACCAAATATATACAGCGTAAGATTAAAGCAAGGTGGAACCGATAAGGAGGACATATTGCGGGTGCATTACAGTAGGGTGGTTCATGTTGTGGACGAGATGTTGGAGGATGAGATTGAAGGCGTACCACGCTTACAGGCCGTCTTTAACCGTTTGATGGATTTAGAGAAGTTAGTTGGAGGGGACGCCGAGATGTTTTGGCGTGGAGCACGACCTGGTTACCACGGTGATGTTAAGGAAGGATTTAAGTTGACCGAAGAAATGAAGGATGCCTTACGGGAGCAATTTGATGAATACGAACATAATTTGCGTAGGTTTATTACGGCACAGGGGATGGATTTCAAGGATTTAGCACAGCAGATATCCGACCCAAAGAACCATGTTGACATCCAAGTACAAATGATTAGCGCTGTTACGGGAATACCAAAGAGGATATTAATGGGGAGTGAGCGTGGAGAATTAGCCAGCAGCCAAGACCGTGACGAGTGGCTGAGCTTTATACAAGCAAGGCGTGAGGAGTATGCCGAGCCACGAATAATTCGTCCTTTTGTGGATGTGTGCATAGAGTTAAAGATTTTACCTGCCCCCAAAGGAGAGTACCAAGTAGAATGGCCTGATTTATTTGCACTAAGTGAAAAAGAACGCGTCGAAATAGGCAAAGTACGGGCGGAGGCAATTGCCAAGTATGCGAGCAGTGCCATGGCGGAGCGTGTTATGCCACCCGAGGCATTTTTGGAAAAGTGTTTGGGTTTAACCGAGGATGAAGTTAAGATGTTAATAGACCAGTTGCAACGGCATTTAAAGGATTTAGAGGATGAAGAACAGCGCGAACAGGAAGAATTTGAACGCAGCGTGGCGCAATAAGACGCACTAGAAGAAGGAGACCAAGCTAATGAGGGGAATAATCAAGGAAATTAAAAAATATGGATGTCCAAGCATTCTAATTGACAGGAATGGTGTGAAGAGGTTGTTCAAGAATTCAGAACTACAGCACGGCGAGACGATAAAAATAGAGGAGCATGACGCCGTATCTTTCACATTGGATGGTAATAGGGTACATACGATTACGCTGGTTAAGAAACATAATAATGATAAAACTGTATTTAGTTTTGGATAATCATTTTAAAAACGTAAACAATGAAAGAAATAAAAAAGTTTGAATATCTTGTAGTAGCAGCACGAACCGTACTGCAACCCTCTGTTTTGCAAGAAAAGCTAAACGACCTCGGAAAGCAAGGTTGGGAATTAATATTATGTGTACAGGGTAATTTTGTGTATAAAAGAGTAATATGAGTATATTAATGCCGGATGAAGGAATTCGCCAGCTCCTAACCGAGCTTGGTTTAAGCGGTAAGAACGTAACGTCACTTAAGTTTGATTTCACCGTTGGTGAGGTAGCTACCATGACAGTTGAAAGGATGTTGAATAAAGAGGATGTGGTAAAGCTTAGGAAGATGTTGGATAGGTACATTTTGGTTAGGGTAGATAAAAGTGGACGGATGACTGAAGGTGGTAAAGCGGTTTTGGAATTATGTGGTAGAAAGGATGGATAAATGAGTGTTTGCGTATATAAAGAGGATGTAAGTTTTTTACAAGCAAGTGGCGTGGTTGTACATAACCGTTATGACCCAACACACACAACAACGTTGCGAAATGCTTTTGCAGCTGATGCACGTAGGCGGTTCACTGAGTTAACACGTGCTATTCGCAAGGCTGTGGTTGAGGAGGATTGTTTTGGCCTCCAGGTACGAACTCACCAAGTAAGCACACCAGGGTATCGTGCATTTGCTTTTTCACGCAGTTCAGATAAACTGGCAGCATTCGAAGCATGGTTAGACAAACAGGTTGAAAAAGGAATATTAGATGTACGTTCTCTGCAACAGGTAGGTACTGGTGTTGAGGGAGCGTGGACGAATCGTTATATATTTGATAGTTATAAACGAGGTGTTGAGAGGGCAAGGTATGAATTGGATAAAGCAGGATTTAATGTACCCACCGTGGAGCAAACAGGTGGAATTAACATAACACTGAGTGCTCCTTTTCATATTGACAGGCTTGGGTTGATGTATACAAGAACGTTCTCGGATATGAGGGGGTTGACTGAGCAGATGAAGACGCAAATAAGCCGTGTTCTAGCGCAAGGTCTTGCCGACGGAGACAATCCACGGTTGCTGGCACGTAAACTAGTAGGCACCATCAACGGGACGAAGATGGGTGATTTGGGATTAACGGACACGATAGGCCGGTTTATTCCTGCACAACGACGGGCAACATTAATCGCACGTACCGAGATCATACGAGCCCACCACGCGGCAACGATACAAGAATATAAGAATTGGGGAGTTGAAGGTGTGGTAGTAAAGGCGGAGTTCATGACAGCGGGTGACGATAGGGTTTGTAGTATTTGTGCAGGGTTGCAGGGTGATATATACACATTGGAGGAAGCCGAGAAGTTAATCCCCGTGCATCCGCAGTGTCGTTGTATTTGTTTACCGTACATGGTACGCCCCAGAGATTTAACGGCTTTAAAAACACACGGGAAGATACCAATTAAAAGAGCAGCATGAAGAAAATAATTGAAACAGCAAAATATAAAGGCATACCAGCCATGACACCGCCAGTGGTTCATTCTTATTTAGGTGAAATAGGCAGAAAATGGAAAAAGAAGGGTGTAGTAGTTGAATTGGGAAGTTGGTTAGGAGCCACTGCGGTGTCTTTATTAGAGGGTTTAGTAC